TTTCTTGTTTGAAAAGAGTTCCTAATAGAGCTAATGAAGGTAACATCACAGACTTTTCGTCTGTTTTGTAAAACCGTCCCAGAAGTGTTGATAAAATGGTATTAGTTCGTATAAGACCTAGATTAGCAAAATATAAAACATTTGCTATTCTTGATCCTATAGACGTCGCGGAGATCAATTGTTTAATTGAAATCCCCGATACGTTTGAACCTTCAACCACTGTTCGCTTCGCAAACTCAAATACCGCTTTTGATGGAGAGGAAATTGATTTTGAAAGATTAATTTCAAGACCAAGATCCTTCATCAATTGCAGATATTGAGTCGCTACTTCGTGATCAAAGATAACTAAGTCATCACCAAGAATTTCATAATTCTCGTACCACCCCAAAGTCTTGTTCGATAAAAACGAACAGTACTGAAGGAGGTAGTGATGAGTCAAAGCTAACATTGCTCATGACGATAAAGCTCCCATTGGTTGTCCAACAGTATATTTTACCGATTTATCGGAAATATTATACTTATTTGCCCCTTTAGGAAGAAAGTACTCCCGTTGCACCAATAGACCAGCTCAGTCGTTTCCAACCTTTACAGGAAGTAAACGATCTAAGATGGCAGATTGCAATGCAATAGGAAGTCTATCAGTAGCTGAGCTTAAATCAAAAGAATAAGCACATTTACTAATAGAAGCTTTCTCCCCAGATCTTTTTACAGAAGCATCCTGATTAAAAGTCCCATCATTTGGGATCTGCCGCAATAAAGCGAACAGACCCTCATGAAGAGGTTTTAATACAGATTGCGTCCATAAATCGACCAGGGCAAATACTCGAAGTTTTCCTGCAGCCTCCTCTTTAAATGCTAATTGACCTAAGGCGTCAACCATTGAAGCTTTACAGCTTAATTGGTCGATTCCTATGGCAGTAGCATAATCGACGGAGTGTCTAAATTTTGTTCGAAACCGTGTACCCTGAGTAAGGGATATATAGTTGTCGAAAAATTTAAACACTTCGGAATTACGTAACTTGTATGCGTCTATAAATAGACCATGTCAAGATACACGATTCGAAGGCGAGGAACTTTGAATGAAGGACACTTGCCGTGGCCTAATATCTAGTTTGGCCATCCAGTCAGGGAACATTTTCAATCTTGAAAAATAATTTCCTCTGGGCGCCTCGTTGATAAAAGTAACCAAGTCATCCAATGACGCTTTATTACCTGAATAAACCCCTGTTATAGACTGCAATTTCGGTACATAATCCGATTTTGTTAATCTATAAATACTAAAG